TAATCCTTTAACATAATCAAGTGTTGGTTCGTTGTTATCTTCACCGAAAACATCCGCAAAAGTTACTCTTTTAACGATGAAGTTTTTAACACGTTCTACTTTCATATCCCAACCGACAGGAGTCATATTATTGATACATTTAATAATATTTAACCTACGGTTATGGTATTTGGTAGTGTGAATTCCAGCATCAACTAATGTTTCCCAATCAACAACACCTTCAGTTTCACTTACAGGGAATATGCTTTTACTGTCTTCACCTTGTAAGTTTTTATATATTTTACCAGTTTCAGATTTGTTAACTGCTCTGCCAGCAGTGAATGCTGCATGCCAACAACCGGATTGTGCTAATGTTAATGCATCAGCTTCTCCTTTAGGATGTGCTGGAGTAGTGACTGCTTTATAAATTCCTTTATCTTCAAATAAAGATTTGAATGCTGCAACTAATGTTTTACCATTAGTATTAGTTTTATCAATACCTAATGCAGTAATAATACCGAATGGTTTTTGACCGCTGTACTGTGAAGTTACAAATGAATGTAAAGTATTCCACATTGCATTTAATGTGGATCCAGTTCCAAGACTAATCTCATCAGCAACAGTAAGTATATCAAAATCCTCATCAGCTAAATTAAGTAAAGCCGCAGCAAGTTTACCATTGTCAATAGTGTAGGATAATGTTTCTGCACCATAGTTAGTGTTAACAATAATTACTTCTTCAGCACCTTTACTTTGATTGTCCTGGTTAAAGATATAATCAAGACAACCATATGAAACACAAGCTGATGGTATTTCACCACTGCCTTTTAAATCTTTTTGAGCATCTTCCAATTTAGTATAAGAACCAATGTTAAATGTACTGGTTGGAAATGCACCAATTAAAGCTATTTTACCAGCGTTACCGTAAGTTTTAGTTTTAATTTTATCAACATCAGTTACGATAACATCAGGTTCGTTAGTTGTTGCCATTATTTTAACTCCTTATAATCGTTATATAATTTATCAAACTGTCTCTGAGTAGTTACTTTCTCATCTTTAATGAATTCACGGAATCCTTCAAGTAAGTAACGGTTGACAGTTGATAAAGCAGTTTCTAATTCAAATTTAGAATTAGATTCTGTTTTATTATCCTTCTTACTCATTTCACATCAACATCCACTTCATCAATCTTCAAACATGATTCCTTCTCATCAGGTTCATTCAGATTCTCATACTCGACCATTTGAACAAGCAAATGTAAACCTTTCAAAGTATACTTACTACCATATTCATAAGTAGTATTCCTAAATGTGATTCGACGTTGTTTACAATCAACATTACCACGTAACTCTCTCTTAATATGTTTAACAATAGTACGAAGACGTTTGGAACCTTCTAAATAATCCGTACTTTTCGTTTTAACATAAATATTAACTAAAGCCTTATAATCGACACTATTGAATGTTTCACGTAAAGTCTCTAAATCAACATTAGCAATATAGATAGTGTCATCTTCTTCTGCAGGAACACTACGGTCAATGAATTTAATGTTACATCCTTTAATGAATTCATCATCCGAATTCTCCAGGATATTGAATATGAGAATGTCACTTGTCATATCGTTACTAAATAATTCACTAGTCATTTTATACTCCTCACATGTTCACGTACGATTTCTTCAATATCATAAATAGTATCATCAATACTTGGCTGTACAAATGGATCAGCTTCAACACTCCCACTACGTTTAGCAAACACTGGAGTTCCACCAATAACTCCACCTTCAAACCATCTTAACCATTTCTTCTCGACCGGGAAAACTTCACGTCTACCAGTTTCAATGGCTAATGGGTATGGGAATCCATCAATACTAGTTGCAGTGTTACCAACAAGATAATCCCTGCCATCTTGTGATATGTCTACACTATTGGCCATCATTCCAGTAATGTAATGTTTACTTGAAATAATCATTTCCTGGTTAGATTGTAATCTTTCAGCAACCGCTTCAGCCACAGGTTCTTCAAGGCCATCTAACTGATTTTTCTTTTCAAGTAATCGTTCAGCTATACTGGTTTGTGATAAGAATTTATCTGATTCAATACGACTGATAGCATCATCAATACTGTCACTATTGACATTGACTGTTATTCTTGTTGTTAAATCAGGAATAAAGCCAACCATAAATTACACCCACAAATCATCATCGTCATTATTGTTAATGAAACTACTCATACCAGTAATTCTTTGATTGATAAATGGTTGTAACGCTTTCATTGCACTACTATACAATAATCCACCATACGATTGAACATAAGTATCCTCTAAGTCCTCATTGTTAACACGAATGTTATATTTATTCCAGAGGTTACTTGCGGTCCATTTACAGACTGCACGAATGAAAATCCTTGACTCTACACTAGTTAAATCATCAATATTTAACCTGTTAGTATGCATGAATGCATTGTCAAGTGTTTCCTCATAGAATAATCTGCATTGTGCTTTTGTGATTATTTTATTAGCCTTATGTTTGAATTCATCAGCAGTAACGAATGGGTTAATACTTCCATCAGTATCGATAGTTTCAGTATCATCCTCTTGTATACGCCAACCGTCAAGATAGGATAATATTTGATTTTGAATATCCTCATTGTATGAAACACAATTTAATGTCAAGTATAAATCACCACCCTTTAAAAAAAAAGAAAATCATGTAAAAATATAAAAAAATTAAATTTGGTTTAAAAAAAATTAGAATAAGTTAAAAGAGTGTGGATTTTAACTTATTCTGCGGTTAATGTAATTGAGAGTGAAGTTGTTTCTGATGTGATGTCTTCAGTAGCAGTGTATGCTTCGTATCCTTCACAAGTTACGGATACACTTACACCAGTACCTACAGGAACATCTTTCACAGTACAACCTCCTTCACTGCCAGTTCCATTAGCACATGATTTACCACCAATGGTGACAATTGCACCTTGAACTGGACTAGTACCATCAGTTACATTAACACTAATATCTACGGTTGTGGTTTCTTCCTGTCCACCTTCGTCATCAGGATTAGTTTCCTGACCCGCTGGGAGTGGTAACTTTAGCATAAAGCACATCTTCACCGAAGATGATACCTACATCAAACATGAAGTCAATACTGGTTAAGTAACCTTTAAGTTCAACTTTGTACTGAGCTTCAGATTCAGCTTCCATGATAGGACCGTAACCTACACTGTTAGGATCCATGAAAATTACAACATCACCGTAACCATTTTCAGGATGTGCTAATGCATCGAGTCTTACAACTTCAATACCGTAGAAGTATAATTTACCTCCTCTGAAGTATAAGTCGTCACCACCAGCAGTTTCTCTTTCTGCAGATTCAGCAACTAATTTAGCGTAAGTGGTTGCTGAAGTGTAGATTTTAAGGTTTTCAAGTCTACCTTCTTGGTTAAGGTACTGAATGTACATTTGGTAAAGTTGAGGTACAAGCGGACTGGCAGTAGTAATGTCGGTGAATTTACCCATTGGTAATTTAGGGTTTGTAGCAGCATTTTCATCGTAGTATGCTTTAACAGCATCTAACTGTGCAAGAATACCATCAATTGCTTGGTAACCACTTGCGGTTTGTCCAGTTGCTGGGATTTTACCGAAGATAGCAATTACTTCAGCATCAGCAGCACAAGCAGGTGCAAGTAAAGATTCGTATTTACTAATGAATCCTTCTTTTTCAATGTTAGTTTTTAAGAAGGTTTTAGCGATTTTGGTGTATGCAGTGAAGAATTGTGCTTTAAGAGTAGTTTTAAGAATACCAGGTAAGGTTTCAGTTAATGATAAAAGATCATCAATTTGAGCACCACTGGATAATTTGTTACCGTTTTGTAATTTTGGTCTTACTCTTAAAGTTTGAATGTCTTGAGTTTCACCTTCCATTTCAATGTATCTTAACTCGCTTAAGAGTTTAGATTCTTGTTCAATCCTTGGGATGAATTCGCTAGCTTGTCCAGCCATTACTCCTTCAGTTACATTACCGTTACTGTCAGTTAATGGTTTATCCCATTTTACAATAACAGGTGCATTTTTATATTCAATATCGGCTTTGGTTATCATATAATTTCCTCCAATAAAAATAAGTTTAAATTAAACTAAAAAGTTCTAAAAATCTTTAAAATAGAAAAATAAGATTTAATCTTTAATTTTAATACCAGTAAGTGGGTCTCTACCAGTAATTGTGTAATAATTAGTTTGTTTTACTGGTTTATTGTCTACGATGACTTTTTCAGATTTAGTGATTTTTGGTGTGTCTTCATCAGGTTCTTCTTCAGAAGCTGGTTCTTCAGACTTGTCTTCTTCAGGTTCATCTGCTGGTTTGTCACCAAGTTTTTCTGCAAGTACTTTTTCAACAATTGCAGCTACTTTTGCTTCAAAATCATCAGTAGATTCATCATCTTCTTTTTTGATGTCCACTTCATCTTCTTCTTTAACTGGTTCGGATTCTTCTTCGGAAGCTTCATCTTCTTTAGTGGTTTCAGCTTCTTCAGTTTCCACAGTTTCATCTTCTTCAGTAGATTCATCTTCTTTTTCAACTACTGGTTCTTCTTCAGTTTCATCTTCAACTGCTTCTTCAGTTGGAGTTTCAACTGGTTCATCTTCTTTGGTCTTATCCTCTTTTTCAATAGCAGGAACTTCTTCTTCAGGAGTGTCTTCTGCTTCTTTAATCAAGGATTTAAGACCTTTAATGAATTCTTTAAAATCCATACTGTATCCTCCATTTTCATCTTCGAATTCTATGTCTTTGCTCTTCTTGATGTAGGCATCATAGTCCATAACATGTAATCCATAACCATTAGCTCCACCTTCAACAAAAGATATGAGCAATGGGATAACACATTCAACATCAGCAACATCTTTATAACGTACTGTGCCAGTTAACTTGCCCTTACATCTCGGAGCTATTCTATTATTAAGACTGACGCCTCCAAATTCTCCAGTTAACAATCCATTCTGTATATCAGGGTTGTCAACACGTACAACTGCCATCCACGAACCCTTTGGAACTATTGCGGTTCCGAGCGTTTCATCGGCAGTACTAATATAATTCTCGAGTAATGACACTTCCTCGATTGGAATGTCATTATGATAAATCTCGAAATTATCTTGATTATTGAATGAAGTGAAGATTTTTTTAATATCTTCAGCGTATAATGTATCGCCTTGACTATCTGTGATTCCATTGGCGATTATACAACATTTAACGAATAATGCTTTCTTTTTGTCTAATAACATGATATCACATTGTAAACTCCTCAATTAGTTTATTAAAAAAATTTGATAGCAAGAGCTAATAGGGCTCTAATAAAATTGTGAAAAATATAAGATTAATAAAAAAATTTAGATTGCAACAATACTCCTAACAGTATCAATTGCTTTGTCCAGGTCAATGATCTGCCAAACCATTTTCCGTTTAGCAACTTCTTTTTTAAGTTTGAAAAAGTCAGTCCTACTAATTCGTTTATGTTTATGAGATTCATCATAATACTCATAAACCCATATAAATCCATTTTTACAAGTTTTGTCAGTTCTTTTTTGAACACGATAAAATCCAGTAGAATTAGTGGCTTTGCTGGCTTTGATTTTACTCTCATGAGATGGAACAATAATTCTTTCCATATTCTTAATTTCATCTGGAGTTAATTCACCAGCATTTAATCTTAAACATAAATCATATAGATAGTTATAATCAACAGATTGGATTAATGGCTTACGAAACATAGTTTGAATTGAATAATTTTGTTTACCATCACGCAAACCACATTTAACAACAGTATACTCAAATTCTTTATTAATATACCTGCCTTGACCTCCATGTTTATAATTAAATTTAGGCCTATAAAGATTAATCAAATCAAATTCCAATCGACACATATCTTCAAAAGTATCAACACGACAATAAACCATAGGTTCATACCTATCAGGATTATTCTGTAACACTCTATTGAATTGTTGTGAATCATATGTAGATGGCCTATAATGTGCATTGATTCTTTCATGGACATCAATATGAGAATCCATACCAATATAAACAACATTGCCAGTTTGCTTATCAGTAAACATATATATTCCAAAACAATGCTCTCTATTAACCATTCACATCACACCTTATTAATTTCAAAAGTACATCCGCAATTACATATGTTAGAACAGTTATTATGGTCGGAAGACACATCACCTGGGAATAATAAGTAATCAACATCACCAGTGACTTCATTAACAACTTCAAACTTAGCAGTCAATGGAACACTTTCACCATCCATGCCCTCATGTCTCGTCTTTTCTAATTGTGACCATATCCAGGTTTTAGTGTCATTAACTTTACCATAACCTTCACGGTCTGCCTGTCGATTTTCCATCACAGCTTTTTCGTAATCTAATCTGTGAGTTTTGTATCTTTCCAGGTCACGACTTAACTGATTCAATTCCTTGTAAGTGTATCTTTTATTGTAAGATGCTCCACGTTCAAGGTTTCTTTCAAGCCAAGCCTGTCTTTGAGTAGGTGGCAGTTCAGTACCTTTGGTTATGCATCTTTCAAGTACTTGTTTTCTTGAAGTATGCCTTGGCAGCTTATCCACCAATGCCTCATACTTACCAATGTCAACGTCAGCAGTAGTCAGGACATTTTCAACATAATTCAAATTCTTAACTACTCTTTCAGCTTCCA